TATTCTCTTTCTCAACAACAATTTTATCATTTATTTCAGCCATATGTCACATTGAAGCCTGTTGTAAAATGCATACTATAGATTAACCCAGGCTCTCTCTATAGCAGTTTGACTAGGTTACAAATGCATACGTCACGTGCACAGGTTAGTATCACCTCTCATACTAAAAGAGTTTTCATACAATCTAATAGACTGACAAGCACACAAAGTATTTACACTCTATATCTCGCACTCCACAAACGCAATTGTTCAGCATACGACAAAGCCATGTGTTTAATTCCAACAAGATTCAGGGCAACATCAAATCTACTACGCCAATAGTTGTAAACCTGGATGCCATGAAAATGCAATTCATACAAAGCATCATCCACATTCAAGCACACCTGCTCTACTGGATCATTGCCTGTTCTCACCCAATTCACCATCTCCACAATGTCATCTACATTACGGAGTGGTACATGTACGCCATGCTTTTCTGACCATTGCCACCGCCTTTGCAAGAATGTTACTTCACTCTGCTCTTCATAAATCCCCATGACTGCATTCTTCTGTGCTGGAGTCATCTTCATTCCAATACGTGCCATTTCTTCTGCAAGAGATAGCTGATTGAACCAAGATGCTCGCGGATGCACGGTTGCTATATTGTCATCCCCATATGAGCACAATGAAACACATCGTCTCATCTGCTCAGGACTCGCTAACAGCGGGTCCTCTCTTCTCGCCACTTGCGTAAAGCAATAGCGATAGAGTACAGAGACCAATATAGAGTTCAAGATTGCTGTCATGGGTTCTCCTGAAGGATGAGTTCTATTCATTTGCCAAACATCGTTATATATGATATAACGAGGTTCAGCAACACAAGCAAACAATGCTTCCATCTTATATGAATTCTCGCGTCCCAAAATATCAAACACTTGCTTCACAACCGAAAACACAGACCACATCATCTGACTGGATATAGTCTTGTCAAAGGCCTTGAAGTCAAGTGCCATCCACTTTGAGCCGTGAGTCTTCATTGAAGACAAAAGCATTTCCCACTCAAGTGAATACACATCAATTCCAATTGCATGCTCCAATTGTTTCCGATGCTTCATGTATGCGGCAGCAAATCGCAAGAAATACTGTCGAAACCTGATAACATGAGCCACATTTGAAGCAGCAAACACTCGAGTTTTTCCAGCTGCCACTTTCTCCAAAGAGCGACGTTCATCTTTGAGAGTACATACAAAATACACTTCAGGGATCCGGCGTTGTTCAAGAGCTGAGTCAATTTTGTTCAACTCATTTCTCAACAAACCATCTCCAATTGTTGCATTCGGCAGTTCTCCTTCAAACAAATGCCGCTTTCCTGATCCCGGTGACATCTTGGACAAAGGAAATCCAGGCGAAGACCCCATATTAAGAGCATCAATGAACTCCACACCTGGAATCCCATTCACTGCTTCGCTTTCTGTCAGCATACTTAGATCTTCTTCACTCACATGCTGTGCGATCATTTCAGCAACACATCGTGTACATTCAGCAAGCAAAACATTATCCATTGGTGTATTTGCATCAAACGCCCCTGCCAGACCTTCAACCATCGGCGATATACGCTTTCCATTTACCGTCAGTGGTTTAAGTCTTGCAGGTGCAGTTTTATGCACTGTAACCATGTCATGAATTGGAGATTCACGCAACATTGTCTTCACCATACCAGTCATCATCCATGATTGGTTCAACACTCCAATATGCTCATATGGAACTTCTCCCATCTGACATCTTGGAGTGCAAACATCACTCAATGAAATAGTCACTTCAGGTGCTTCCAACTCACTTGCTACACCACACAATTCATAGACAACCTCTCGAGTCACCAACGCAGAAAATCCCATATCATTTGTGCCTCCAGCAGTTCCAGCCACATGTATTCCTACAATACAACCGTTAATGCCTTCATTAGCACAAATCACAGGCGATCCACATTGGCCTTCTCGAGTTGTTGCAAAATAAACATGTCCCTTCACAAGCTTGATATCTTTAGCTCCACCAGGCACATGATATGTCAGCGGTTCATCCTCGGAATCAAAAATCTCTTCCAATGCCAAACCACGGGCTTGAATTCGTGTGGTATTTATCCCAACGTGCTGCAACACAAACTCACCACGCCTCGTCTTTGTCAACTCGCTCTCAAGTACGAACAACATTCGCACATCAGGACGACTTGGCAACAAACGAGACACAATGGTATATACAGCAACATCAGTTTCCTCCATGGTGCAAACTTCACTCTCATCAAACATTTCTGCAAATACTCCAACCTCCTTGTTAGAGAAAACTATCTTCTCGCCATTTTCCAAGTGTTCCAGAAAATGTAGTGGCAGGAGACAAGTTTTCCCGACAAGGAAGAGAGCATTCACAGATTTGTTTGTCCTCTCACAAGTGACCAGAAATTGATTCTTCTTCAACAGTTTACTCAACGCATCCTCAATATTTTTCCCATACTGAGCATGTGACTTTCTACTACGCGTCTTGAATCTCTTACTAATCACTTTGGTCATTCTAGGCCCATCACGTTCATACATGGATTGCGCTTCCACAATTTTCTCAACAGGTGTCTTTTTCTCAATATCATCCTCCTTCTTGTCACCTCTGGTCAGCATCCACACAGACAATGATCCAACAACAGCACCCACAACTATGGAAGTAGCATTTCTTCTCACAAAAGAAACCATCTTATTTGCATAAGATTTTACTCCTGTGATTAGATCCTCACGTGTCCCAATAGTTTGATGTGGGCAAGTCTCATTGTTGTACCATTGCCTAAACATATGCCAACCTCGAGTAACAAAACTAGCAGCTTGACATTTCACACAATCAAGATTCAAATGGTCACTTGGCAGTCCATCCGTCATCGCAAGACTAGTCATCAAGATTCCCTTCATCCGTCTCAACTTTGCTGAATTTGATGTTTCACCATCTTCGTCCAACAAGGCATCAACTTGTGAAAGGAATCCCAATGCTTGAATCCTGGTAAACGGACTTTGAAAACGAGCAATCAGTTGTCTCTCACAACTAACACGTTCGTATTCTCCCATTTGGGCCAACAAGTTCTCTCTAGCTCGAATCTTCATCTCATCAATGTACCGAGTTCCCTGTCTCACATTCTGCACATACGCATCCAGCAAGATAGAACACAAATCCTCATACGATATCCACTCAGATATCGGATCATGATTCATGTTATTCTCCAACTGAAATAGGTATATATCAGTATGCAACAATTTCTCAGTGCCAAAAACTCGACGAATCTTCTCCTTATCAAGAATGGCTGATGGAATTCTTCCAGTTCCATATTTATGGCTCATCTTCACAAATTCTGGTTTGGCTTTCACCCTCACCACGAAATCACGCCTCCGAAGCACTGCTTCAGGATTGTTCATCTCTCGTAGATCAGGATCAGCCAAATTCGAGGTTATAAAAACAAGCTCAGACCGAAATCGGGCACTTTTCTTCTCCTCCAACTCGGCCACATGAAGAGGGAAGGGCATAATGTTTGAACATTGGATAATCTCACCAACTTGGCTGCATTTGTCATTACCAGGAATCTTTGCAGAAAAGTCGTCATAAATGACCACCTTGTGATTAGGATTATATCCATCCCAGAAGTCAGTCTCCACATTCCGACAAAATATATGTTTAAATACTTTGTCGGGATCTGTACACTGACCACTTTTTGTCAATAAATCCACACACAAGAAATTCACCAATGTCGACTTTCCAACACTAGTTTCCCCATATAGCCAAATAACCAGAGGAGGAACTCGAGGACTATCCAAAAATTCAGATTGAGCTCTATATGCATCCATTTTCTCTGCCTTCATGAAAACTTCCAAGAAAGTATTCCACAAAGTCGGAGGCAATTTCAACATAGATAAATCTCTTTTGAATTTCCGTCCTTTTTCAAGAAGCTCTTGGCATTGGGCCCTTTTATCCTCTTCTAACACATGTCCAGTTGATTTAAACTCATCATGCAATTCATAGACCTGTGTTATCCAAGGACTCAAAGTTTCATCAACATTCAAGAGTTCTTTCATTCCAGATGTCACACCAGTAATTTTCTCCTCAAACCAGTCATACGCACATTTAAATGCTTTCACACACACTTTGATAGCTCCATCACATCCAGTCACTGCACGTGCAGCATTACCAAAGTCCCCAAATGATTTCATGAAACTCTTGGAATCATTCTGACTTGGCAACACCTTGAAATACAGCATGGACATAATGCAGAAGATTAGTGACACAATTGGTGAATAATCTCCTGTCATTTGAGCCACAACTTGAGGGTTCTGTGATCGTAATAGCGAACCTCGCACTCCTAGTACTCTCTGTACTAGAATTGC